TCATCTTCTTGTTTTAATTTTTCTTGTTCTAACTTATTAAGTTGTTCTTCAATTTTAGTATCAATGTACATAATAAGATTACGAATATCAATAATTCTTGTTGGACAACAAGATAAATCTAAAGTGTATCCATTTTGTTCACGAAATAGTGTACCTCTAAGAGCTACAGCAGTTTGAATATCAAGTTCAAGATTGATCATACATCTCCTTCTACACGATTCTCAGAATAGTGGATATCAAATTCTCCACCTGGATAACGAGATTTTAGTTTATCTACATTCATCTCAATAATTTCATCAATTGTAGTATCAAGTCCCATACATGCTTGAGCAACATACCACATGATGTCTCCCAATTCACGTTTCAAATGAAATAGGTTTTCTTCATTAACAGGTTTACCTTGAAAGACAATCTTCTTGACAATCTCAGTAAACTCACCTGCCTCTGCTGACATACCTACTGCAGCAGTAAGCAATCTCTCAGAAGGAAATCCTTCACCTTGCAACTCTTGTATACGATATACAAAAGCTTCATTATCTTGACTTGGTTGAGATGTAACAGCATTTACAAATTCCAAGTATGCTTCAGTGTTTACAGTCATTTTAAATATCCAAAGGTTTTGTATCAGATTGAGGAAGTTGTTGTTTTATATTGGGAAATGGAAACATCTCATCAAATTCTTCATCAGAAACTTCTTTCCAAGAACCACCAACACCACCATCCATATTGACAACAATATCTTTAGTTGGAAGTTTGGGTCTTTCTAAGAGTTTAACCTCAACTGTTTCATAAGTTGGTTTAAATTGGTAATAGTGACCATCACCTCTTGTTCCAATAAGATTAACAGCATCTTTGATGGAACCACAGTCAGCAATTTTTTTACCAGTTGGATCAAAGACAGAGTAGTATCCATTCAAAACTTAAATCCCTCAAATGATTTTTTTGGTTTCTGTTCTTCATAAGTATACTCCTCTTCCTTCCCACTGTCAAGAATATCATCCTGTGCAGTTTGCTCACAATCATATAATCTCATCTTTGCTCTATCAACACCAATAACAAATCTCTTAAACATATTAAGATCATTATATCTATTCTTCAATTGTTTCACCATAATCTGTCCCAACCCCTCCAACTCTTCAGTGCTAATAAGGGCAAACATAAGATCAGCAGTAGCAGGAAGACCAAAGGATTCAGAAGTATCAGTAAGTTCAACATCAGAGCTCCCAAAACCAGAACGAGTGGTTTGAGTAGCAGAGACGACTGGGACATTTGCTTCACATGCCAATCCTCTAAGTTCTTCAGCAATAGCCTTGACAACAGTATATGAATTGACATTACTGCCTGCGCGATACCTAGAGGAAGAACATATATTAAGGTAATCAATGAAAATAATATCAGGTCTAAATGATTTCTTAAGTGCAAGTTCATTAAGAAGTGCTGTAAAATGACCACTATGAGCACTTGCAGTTGGATATTCTTTAATTATAAGAGTACCTTGAGTTTTTTCTGCAAGATTTGTTACTTTATTTTCAAACATTTGCTTTGGAAGATCAGCAATGTCTTGAATATTCACATTCAAAAGATTAGCATCAATTCTTTCTGCAATTCTTTCTTCAGACATTTCAAGCGTGATGTATAGTACATTCTTGCCTTGGAGTAGCACACTGCTTGCGACATGACACATAAACAAAGACTTACCAACACCAGTGCCAGCGAGAGCAATATTGAGTGTTTTATTTGGAAGGCCACCCTTTGTAATCTTGTTGAAGAATTCAAGGTCAAATGTAGTCCTTTCTTCTTTTCTGTTATATAGTTCAAATCTTTCTGCATAGTCTTCAAGATAATCGTGTCCTACATGGTTATCAAATCCAACAGCAAGAGCTTCAGAAAGAATTGAAGGTATAGCATCAGGTTGTTTATTTTTATCTTGCCCATCAGCAATTCCAATAGATTCTACAAGAGCAAGATATATTGCTCTATCACGACACCATTTCTCAGTAGTGTTTAGTAACCATTCAAATTCAACAGGATTATCATCAAGACATTTAATAAGATGAATTATCTCTTTGATTGATGTCTCATTAAGGTCTTTTCTCTTTTGAACTTCAATATTAAGAATCTCTTTGGTAGGAGCTTCATTATACTCAGCAACAAAATTAAAAATCTCTTCATAAACAATTCTTTGATTGCTGTCTTCAAAGTATTCCAATTTTACAAAAGGAACTACTTTTCTCATAAAGTCTTCATTGTGAATTAAATTTTTTAAAATTAAAAATTCAATCTTATCCATAATGTAAATAGGTGCTCACAATATACTTTTGTTGCAGTGTAGGTGGATATCCAATATGAGGATATTCCCAAGTTGGAGGAAATACTAAGATACTTCCTGCCTTTGGATGAATGCGAATATCATGATTAGGAAAATAAGTATCTCCATCATTATCATTCAAATAAAATAAAAAAGCAAGTGCTCTTTTTGCTGAAGCATAATCTGTAACATCAACATGTTCATCAAACCTTTCTTCTCTACCAGTTTTATATCTTTTAATTCTAAACTCTTCAAGATGTTTAAAATTTGGAATATAATTATTTTTAGTTTCTGTCACATAATCATGATAAGCAATTTTGGTCCAATTAACTAATACTTTAATTAATTCAGGACAATGTTCATTGACATTTAATTGTGTGAAACAAGGTTTGTGATTTTTATTAACATATTCATGTCCATGCTCACTATTCTCAAATGCTTCAATTAAAGCATAACCCATATCTTCTGTAAAGATCTTATTATAGACTTTTACCGTATGAGAATTCTTCCCTTGAAATTTCATCTAACCTCTCCATAACTTCAGGGGTAAAATAAGTCTCTGGTTCTTTGAGAATTTGTTTTGCATAAATTTTCTTTCCATCTATTTCATATCTACCAGCAACGTTTTTCCAAAGTCCCCCAATCTCACCAAGTTCAAGAAGACCATAATATCTATCAAGACCACGCTCATCAAAATATAAACGTACTTCAACTGTTTTATTCTCCTTACTTAAACGTGATTTAGCAGTCTTTGCTTTGATAATGTTTCCAACAATTGTTGTTCCATCTTTCTCTTTCTTTTTAGTAAGATAGATGATAGTAGAAGCAGCATACTTAAGTCCACTACCACCTCCCATCTCTTTGGTGGGTACATATGAACCAATAACGTCATAAGTGTGATTGGTGACAATCATTGGAATTTTTACTTGACCAAGTTTTAATGTAAGCATACGGAATGCTCCCTTGACAAGTTGAGATTTGGTCATATCTCTAACTTGCTTATCATCTAGAGCATCACGAATTTCCTTTTCTGTAGAAAGCATTCCAAGAGAATCTAGAACAAACATACAAGGTTTACGATCTTCTTCAGGTGCTTTCATGTAGAGATCTACTGCCTTCAGTGCCTTAGTTCTAAACTCCTCAATAGTGACAACATTAATAACTACCAACCTATCAAGGTCAATACCCCTACTTGAGATAAGAGATTTATTAACAGCAGCTTCAGTGTCAAAATATAGACAATACCCATCAGGATTAGAATCCAAGAAACTTTTGACAACTGCAAGCGAGAAGAAAGTTTTTCCAGTACTAGACTCCCCAGCAATGGCAGTAATCTTATTCCCAGATACACCACCAAATATGCTACCTGAACAAAGTCCGTTAAAGATGTACGAACCTGTGTCCACGTAAGTTTCTGTGTCGTCGATGTCTCTGGCAAGTTTGGTGTATTCATCTCCTATTTCTTTTACAATATCTTTTAAAAAATCCATTAATTCCACCTCAAAGTTTTAAGATATTCTAAAACATTTTTACGAACATCCATAAGTTCATGATAACATAGTTGATTATGAGCACATTGTCTTAATGCTGGATCTGGTTTATGAACAGATTCAATAAAAATGTCTAGTCCCCTGTTCCATTTTTCTCTTTTTCCTTCATGATCCTCAATTGTATTTTGATCTTTCATCCAAAAAACAACTCCAAGTTAACTACTTTTTCAACATTCCATCCAACAGCATCAAGAATAACCTTAACAGGATCTAAGAAAGCCTTCTGGAATTGTAATTCATAATCTATGTATTTGTCAATCCCAATTTCAGTTGGAAAGTCAGATATGAATGATATAACATTCTCTCTAATTGGGTTTGCTTTCTTTAGATAAATGAATTTAATTTTTTCACCATTATTAATGAGAGAATATTTGTTATCTAATTTATTCTCTTTAATATAATAATTAAACAATAAAGCTCCTCTCACATGAATAGGTGTTCCTTTTGCGTAAATTGTAGAAAATGACTTGTGCTTTTTAACATCACTAACAGTTCTAGGAAAAGCAATGTCCTCTGGAGGCATCTGTTTAAACTTCTCTCTAGCATCATCAATAAAATCAATCACATCTTCTTCTGTGCCTTCCATCATGAGTTTGAGAGCATCCTTAATCATCTTCCTGCATGGGGCAGGAGTTGATGATTTTACTGCCTCAATACCCATTATCTTGAGTTTAGGTTCATCATATCTAACACCCTCACTATCCCAAACATTTAAAATATATCTTTTCTTTGCTGTCCAAATACCTCTATCTGCAATATTCTCCCTCTTCATTTGCATCTTTTGATCATACGCATTCAAATACGTCGCAAGATCCTGGTAAGAATCCTCAATAAATGGTTCCAGTTTATCTTGGCAGATCTTGTCAATGATCTCCACAAGTTTAATCTTATTATCAATAAGATTACCAAAAAATTTATTAACAAGAGGTCCAAAATTAATATAGATTGAGTCAGTGTCAGATGCAATGACATAATCTACTTCTTTAGTTTTTAATAAATTATTTAGATATTTGTTCACCCTATCTTCAATCCACCTAATAGATGTTTGACCAGACATGGTAATTGCTTCTGCATTAGCAAGTTTATAGTATCTAAAATACTGATTACCAATAGCACCATAAGCAGAATTAAGAGAAATCTTCTTAGCCATTTGGATGTTATTACATCTTGCAATCTCCTTCTCTAATGTTTTTGTAGGTGTTTTCTCATACTCCTGTTTTGCTTTAAGCATCCTCTTCTTAAAGATAACTCTTTCAGCATACATCTTCTCCATTAGTTCAGGAAGAAATCCCTTCACATCCTTTTTATACATTGCTCCATTAGCACAAACTGCATAATCTTTATACAGTTCAAAGTTTAGTTCTTCCTTAAGAATTCTATCAACTGTTGCTGAGGGATGTTTTTCCTCAACAAGCGTTTCTGGAGAAATATTGTATTGCATAATGAGATGAGGGTAAAGACTGTTAAGGTCAAAACTAACAACCCAATCATACTTTCCTGGTTTCGGTTCTTTGACATATGCGCCAGCAAACTTGGAATCCTTGTTTGATTTATCTTTTGGAGGAATAACAATATTCCTCTTCTTCAAATAGTTATAAATTATTGTATCCCAAGTTCTTACTTGAAACATAACATCAATGAAATTGACCTTAGCAGTATAAGCCATGGTCATAGCAAGTTCAATCAGTTTCATCTTGTCTTCCAAACGGTCAACAAGTTCCACGTCAATAATATTGTAGTCTACAAACTTTTTCCAGTTCCCTCTATAAAAATCTTTGAAGGTTTCAAACTCACTGTGATCTAGTTTCTTCTGACCCAGTTCAACTTGAGCAATATAATCCAGTCTGTAAGACTCTTGTGCTTTGTATGTGAACTTCTTATAAAGTTCAAGGTAATCTAATGTAGTAAGTCCAGCAACATCAAATACATTAAACTTTCTACCAGAAATGTAAACTTCAGCTTGGGATACCAAACCCCAAGGAGATAGAAGTTTCATCTTTTTCTCACCCATAATCCTGCTGATTCTTCCACACAGATATGGAATATCATACAACCTCACATTCCACCCTGTAATCACATCAGGAGTGTTCTGGGACCACCAATAGAGGAATGCATTAAGCATTGCTACTTCATCACTGTGATGGTGATAAGTGACATTGCTTTGTGAGGGAGTATAAGGTTTTCTACCCCAAGTAATAATTTTCTTAGTTGTATAGTCTTGAATAGAGATTGTAAGCATTTCTTCAGAACAGGATTCTGGATCAGGAAATCCATGTTCTGCCTGAACCTCAATGTCCATAGTTACCAGAGAAATCTTTGAAATATCAAACTTAATCTCATCCTCTGGATACTTATCAGAGATATATTGATAGACATACCTTTCATTCCCATAAATGGGAAATCCATCTACATCATCATACTTCTTATAAAACTCTCTACAATCTCTTATAGTTCCTGGTTGAATTGGTTCTACATTATCACCTTCAAGAGTCTTCCACTTAGATTCTTTTTTAGATTTTACATAAAGTGTAGGTTGAAATTCTTCCTTATAAATCTTTTTCTGTCCATCTTCATATCCACGAACAAGAAGATTATTTCCAACCATCTGAACATTAGTATAAAACCTCACCCAAGCAACCCTTGATACTTCTCCCCCAGTTTACTACTGGGATCAGAAATAGTCAAGATCTTGTCAGAGTGAATCATGAAGGAATTCTGACTTGTATAATCCACCATCCATGGTAGCAGTGTCATATCCTCAGTGATTTCATATGGTTCAACTAATCTACAATCAGGTTCTCCAAGTTCAGTTGGAACTTCTTCAATCTGACTCAGCAGAATCTGATTGTTCATCAGAACTATCACTTTCAGGTTTTTTAAATCCATTATCTTCTAGCATTTGTAAGTACATTTCCTCTAGTTTGTCAATTGGATTAGTAAATGTAATTACCCAATCCATGACAACAGGCACTGTTGAATCTTTAGTAAGAGGAATCCAAGGATTCAATTTAATTTTGCAGGGAATTGTTTTATCTGCTTCTAATTTTGTTTGAAGTCTAGCAACACATGGGTAATTAAAAATATACCCCACAACTTTTTCGTTGACAACCATTTCATCAACTAATGAAATGACTTCTTCACCAGACTTTAAAAGTGCTAATTTAACTTGCATAATTTACCTCAATAAAAAAATAAGAGACTTCTGGATTTTGCCAGAGTCTCTATGCAGCGACGATATTCAGTTGTATTTATTCGTGATTGTGGTTAGTAAAATGAGTTTCAATTACTTCCAACCTTTCTTTTTCTTTTGCAATTAAATCAATTTGATCTTGAATTGCAGAAAGAATATCTGAATGTTCTCCAATGCCTACAGGATTGTGAAGGTAAATTTCAACATTCATTCTGGCCTTTTTAATATTTCCATTGCACTGAGCACGTAGTGCTTCAAGTGTTTCTTCACGAAGTGAGATGCAAGACATTAATAAAGTTCCTCCTCTTTTTCAGTTTCAATAACACAGTCAGATGTTGGATAAGAAACACAGGTTAAAAGAAAACCTGCTTCTATTTGATCATCATCAAGAAATGATTGATCAGATTGATCTACAGTTCCAGAAATAATTTTTCCTGCACATGTTGAACAAGCTCCAGCACGACAAGAATATGGCATATCTACACCCTGCTCTTCAGCAGCATCTAAGATATATTGATCGTCTTCACACTGAATAGTTTGTTCCCCTTCAGAAGTTTTCAGAGTAATAGAATAGTTCATGTACCTTTGTTACTGTCAGAGATATTATATATCACTGGATGAATCTTGTCAATAATATCAACTAGATAACATCATAACAATTGGAGTACCAAAGAAAAGTGTCATGATTATTCCTGATGTAAGAAAGGTTGCTGTAAAGTTCATCATTTCTCCCCAAAGTACAAAATTATTTAGAAATTAGTGTATCATAGTGATACACTTTTGTATCAACAACATCTAAATTCAGTCAGTATTTCCAAACCAAATTTTCTTTTGATGATGTTCTGGTATAATCCTACCAAGAACAATAGTTAACAACCCATTCTCAAATTTAACTGATCTAACTTCCGTTTCATCTGAGAGGCTCCAAGTTCTGGTGAAAGATCGTTGAGCCAGTCCTCTATGGACGTAGTTTTGGCCTGACTCTCTTTCTTCTTGTTGTTTTCCTTCGACAAAGAGTTTTCCGTCTTTTGTATAGACTTTGACATCTTCTTTTTTAAATCCTGCTAGTGCTAATTCAAGGAGCGACTCTGTGCTACTGACTTGAATTAAATTGTACGGTGGATAATTTGATGTTGTTTCTTGTAGAGTGAACAACTTATCAAAGTATTGTTCCATTCCAATACTATGTTTATTTATACGATCTAACAGCGCAGGAAGATCTGACGCACCATATCTGGTAAGGTTTCCCATGATTGTAGCTCCTATTAAGCGAGTTTGTGTTTTGTGGACCCTTAAGGCATCCAGTACTAATTATAACAGAAAGCAAAAAAAGTGGAAGGGTAAAAACCCAACCACTTTATAGGGTGTTCCGACTTTCGTAGAGACCGCACGAAA